GTGGTGGATGTTCCGAGGCAGTGAGTCGCCAGATGATCCGGAAGTCGCATATGCTCACGGCAAAGACCAGCTCAAGACCAACCGGGACACGTTTTTGAATAAGCGGGCGCAGTATTGGTGGAAGCTCCGGGAACGGTTCGAGTCTACGTTCCGGGCCGTAAATGGTGGCGTATATACTAACCCAGATGATATGATCTCACTGTCATCAAGCATTGATTGTCTGGATCAGCTACGCTCTGAGGTGTGTCGTATACCGCTCAAGCGCAGCACTAATGGTAAAATCCAGATCATGAGTAAGATCGAGATGAAGAAAAAACCTTACGAGCTACCATCGCCGAACTTGGGTGACTCGCTAATGATGTCGATGTTTTCGCCGAAAATACAGCTAAACAAGGTAAGTACAATTAAATTCACAGGATGGGCAAATGGTTGAGTATGACGACAGTGAAAGCTCGATGACTGACCCGGACGAGTTTGGTACGCTCGAATTGACCAAGCAGAAGAAAGCCGAGCTTGAAACCAGTGCTGAAGATGAGTACGAGGGTATTGATTACTCCGACCATAGCCTGATCCTCAACTTGCTAACCGACGCTCAGGAGGCGGATCACGATAACCGAGAGGCTGCGCGTGAGGCCCACTTATTCGTGGACAAACGTGATGGCCAGTGGGAACCGTATTGGTGGAGTAACAACGCAGCCAAGCCAAGATACACTTTTGATATGGTTAACCCCATCATCGACCAGATCAGCGGCGAAATCCAGAACGCCGACTTTGATATTAAAGTTTCTCCGGCTGGTGGTGTGGCTAATAAGAAAACAGCTATCACGCTCGACGGCATAATCCGCAACATTGAAAACATTAGTAACGCCAGCAATGTCTATGGCTCATCCGCTAGATCAATGATTACTGCGGGCTATGACGGGTGGCGGGTATCAACTAAGTATGTTGACGACAATTCGTTCGACCAAGACCTACTGATCGAAGGCATTGGTAACTACGTCGATAGGGTGTGGTTTGACCCGGCAGCAGAGAAACAGGATAAAAGTGACGCTCGCTATGGGTTCGTGTTGCATCCTACTGCGGTCGATGAATATGAGGCTAGGTTCCCGGATCGTGGCGGGCTGTCTGTATCTGATGACAGGGCTGGATCGGCTTACTACGATAAGGCAGACACGGTGGTAATTGGTGAGTTCCTGTACATCAAGACCGAGCCGAGAGAGCTTGTATTGATGTCCAGTGGTCAGGTATACGAGGTCAATGATGACTACAAAGCGATGCAGGACGAACTTGCGGGCTTGGGCATCACTGAGGTGCGCAGACGTATCAGGCAAGATCGTAAGGTATGCTCACGACTGTTTGACCAAGACGGATGGCTAGAGGAGCATAACGAGACTGTATTTTCTACACTGCCAATTATTCCTTTGTACGGCAACTTTAAGATCAACGAAAACAAAACAATCTATTGGGGCGCGGTAGAGAAGTTGCTTGATCCGCAGCGGGTGCTGAACTACTCACTGTCCAGAGAGATCGAGGAAGGCGCACTAGCACCAAGGGCTAAGTATTGGATGACTCTCACGCAAGCGTCTGGTCACGAGGACTCAATTAGGACGCTGAATACTAATAGCGACCCGGTACAGTTCTACAACGTCGATCCGCAATACCCGCAGGTTCCACAACAGCAAGGCGGGGCACAGGTTAATCCGGGACTGCGCACTATATCCGAGTCTATGCGCGGCATGATAACAATGAGCGCGGGTATGTTTGCTGCATCTATGGGCGACAATCCAAATGCTCAGTCAGGCGTGGCTATCGAGGCTCTGCAAAATAAAGGTGATAACGGGACGTATAAGTATTTCAAGGCTCTGGAGATTGCCATTGCCTACACTGGCAAAGTGCTGCTCGATGCTATCCCGAAAGTCTACGACACTAGCCGCATTGTTCGCATCTTGCGCGAGGATGGATCGTTTGAGATGTCCGAGATCAATCAAGAGGTCGTGGATCAACAGACCGGCAAGATCAAGGTGCTGAATGATCTGTCGGTGGGAACGTATGACGTTATATGTCGCGCAGGCCCAAGCTACAAAAACAGGCAACAAGAAACTCTGCAAACCATTATTAATATGGCTAAAGTTGATCCTAGCATCATGGAGATTGCTGGCGACATTATGTTGCAGAACATCAACACACCAGCGGCTGATATGATCGCGGAACGTAAACGTGCGCAGATGGTAGCGGCTGGAATGATACCTGCGTCACAGTTGACTGAGGAAGAAAAGGCCGAGGCTGAACAGAGAGCGCAGGCACAAGGCCAACAGCAACCACAAGACCCGGCGGCATTAATTGCCCAAGCCGAACTACTCAAGGCGCAGGCATTGATGACAGAGGCTCAGACGGATGCACAACGCGCCCAGATGGAGATGATGAAGTTGCAGGCATCTATGCAGACTGACCAAGGCAAACTTGCGATACAGCAGGGAACTAACCAGATCAGGGCGTTTGACTCCGAGACTAGGCGCATGGATACCGAAATTAAAGCGCAGCAGGCGGGTGCTAACGTCAACTTGAACGCATCCAGAACGGAAGGCCAAGCAATTGATAATCAGATTAAAATCAATGATATGCAAGCAATGGCTAATCCATTTTCTAACTTGTCTGATGAAGAATTAATGTTGATTGCTAGGGGCGGCCAATGATGAAAAGTCTACAGGATATGCTAGGCGGTATGACTGATGATATGGAAGACATGGACGAAAACCCGTTGTCCGGCAAGATGTCGATCACGATTATCAATACCGAGGACAAGCTAGACGCTAAAACCAACGTTAAAAATCGAGCGATAGTAATCAGCGAGTGGAATCTAGGGCCAGAGAAAACCGGCGGTGATAACTCCGACTACTGGAAGAAAATGGCCAAACTCTGGATGACTGAACTCAGCGAGGCCAAGCGTCAATTATGCGCCAACTGCGAATACTTTGACAACACGCCAGAATCTATCGAGCGCATGGAAGCTGTCCCTGAAGACAAGTACGACAAGGACGGTGGTGGTCGCGGCTATTGCACCAAGTTTGATTTCATTTGTCATAACCTGCGAGTCTGTCAGGCGTGGGAAGGCAAGGAATACATGGGCGAGGATGACTAGTAATGGCAACTAGCGCACTGAGAAACCTGCAACGGTCTACATTACCGGGATCATTGGAATTCAACAGGCCTACACCGCAGGAGATTGTGAGGAATGAGCCGATATATGGAACGATGGAGAATGTACAGCCAAGTCTCCGCGATAGGATGCAGAATTATATCTATGACACGATGGGGGGCAGTGATAGCCCGCAATATAGGGCGCGAGCAAATACTTACTCGGATATAGCATCAAACTATGCTGATTTTGTTCCTTTCTTTAGCGAGGGCTTAGGGGCTTCTGACTCCTATGCCGATTATCAGCGAGGCAACTACGGTAAGGCGGCTATCGGTGCCTTGGCCACAGTGTTAGGTGTTGTACCCGTTGTTGGCGATACCGCAGCGATGGGGTTGCGGTCTATTGCTGTCAGGGCTGCGGACGCTATAGCTGAAGCAAAAAGGCGTGGGCTTGACGTTTCCGACTTGCCTACCAAGCCACCATTACCGGGTTTTGGAAATGTTGTGCAGACAGCGTATGCCGGTGATGTGTACACGCCGGAAGTCATCGACTTTATAAACAATAAAGGTTATAGCGAGTCTCCGCTAATGGGGCGCGTAGACCTTTTATCAAGGCCGGAATCTATTTCGCCGTCAACATGGGTGCGACGAGTTGATGAATATCAGAATAACCAGATTGCAAACCGGCGAGAGAATGCTCGCATATTGGGCGGTCGCATCATAATGCCAGATGACCGATTTATGCAAACCGGCACATACGAGCAGATGCTAGGAAGGCCAATTATGGCACTGCCAGCGGATCGTAATGTTAATGCATTGATTACACGGGTTGCAGGCGTGGATATCGACCCATACAGGGCCACTGGAGGGCCGGGACACGCGGACGAATTTGGAGACTGGGCAAGTGAAGAGTCGGCGGCAAGAGCCAAGCAAGCGCAGGTAGAAATGATTCGGGAAGCTACCAAACAAGACCCGGTTATGATGTATATGGCAACGGGTCATGCGGGATCAAACTTTTCAGCACCAGCATCAGTGTCAGCTCTTCGATACATGGATGCTCAAGGCGGGCTTACCGACAGGGGGATAGACATCCTGAATGCAAAAATGCTATCACTGCCAGACACTGGAGATTTAGCAGGTATAGCGAGAGAATGGCCTAGATACAAAAGCCCGAAGCAAGTGGAAGATTGGCTAACTATTAATCGCGGCGGCGGTAACACGTCTTTTGGCAAACGGCGTAAGGCGTTTATGTCGGTTCTGGAAAGTAAAGCACTGCAAAATGAAGGCTCTCCAATACCGGGAGATGTATATTCCGCAGTAAATGAGCAGTATTTGCGAGGCCAGCCTCATGGATTCTCTGGCTACAGGGCGATGATCGGTACACAAGCAGACCCGAGAAACCTTCCTCGTACGCCTGAGGAGATTGTGTCATATAGCACCGTCATTCCTAGTCAGGGAGCTATTGCATTGGATGAGCCGATGGTTCCGTGGAAGGTTATGTATCCGGGGCCAGCAGCGGCAAGAGCAAGTAAGGGAGGGCCACAAGCGTACAGATCGTTTCAAACTTCCACTAAAGGCCCGGAATCGTACCAAATGGCTGACGATAAATGGCTATCTGGAATCCAAAGCTATCTTCGCAACAATCGAAACGATTAGCCTCGGAGGATTATGACGCGTCTTGCTTCATCTTCAGTAAATTCGCCAGAGCCCATAATATCGTCGAAGTCTAAGGTTATGCCGTTGCATGAATCGAGGTGATCGAATAGTTCGCCGTATGTTTTAAGCAAATCCGCGTCTGTCATCAATTTAACTCTCAAGGCTCGTTGGTGGGTAAAAATGATAAAACAATCCGGTGTTATCTGCAATAGTAATCAGAAGGAATGGCATGGCAACTAGCGCACTGAGAGATTTACCAATGGAGGCCCGCAACGCTCGCAGGGCTAATATCGGTCAGGGGCCATACGTTAGACCCGATACTAGCGGGCAAGACCTTACAGGCGAGCTGCTGACTGCTGGATCAATTGCCTTGTCTCCTGTCCCTGTGGTTGGCGATTTTATGGGGGCAGCGGCTGACGCTAGGATGTACCAGACTGATCCTGCATCGAGGACAATGGGAAACTATGCGATGACGCTTGCTGGTTTGTTGCCGTTTATTCCGGGTGCTGCTGCGGTTAGATCGGCTCAGGCGATAGAGGAAGCGGCCAAGCGCGGGCTTGATATGAGTCAGGGTGTGAGTCAAGCGGTTCAGAATGAAAATCTTGCTAGATTTATGGAAGGCAGTTTTACGCCGCAAAGGTTGTATCACGCAACGCCAGCTGACTTTGAAGTATTTAAACCGGGCGGCAATGATATGAGCCTAAGTGGTCGCGCTATCTTTTTGACAGACGACGCATCAAATCAACCTGCTGCACACAACGTTGGTGGTTATAAAGGGCACTACAACGAAGGCACTAACGTCATGCCTTTATATGCCAATATTAGTAAACCTTTGATTGTGACGAATGAGAATTTGCGAGAGTTGAAACAGAAATATGGCGACGGTTTTCCGCTACTTATCCCAAGAG